GTAGTATGTAAGGGAATGAATTGGAACTGTAATAAATAATGGAGGTAATAAAATGAATAATTTTGAAAACAAAACTAAACCAAGTTATTATGGTACAGGCTTTGACGTAATAGACTTCTGTCAAAAGAATAATTTAGATTTTATGCAAGGTAATGTTATAAAATATGTAACAAGATACAAAGAGAAAAACGGAAAAGAAGATTTATTAAAAGCAAAAGAATATATCGACAGAATAATCAAGGAAAACTATAAGGATAACACAACTGTGGTAAAGGATAAGGGGGTAAAACATTGGCAACAATATTAGGTTTATTTTTTCTATATTTATTATTGAGTTTTTTAATAGTTGTATTTTTTGTAGGTGCTTCAGAACATGATTATTGCGAGGAGGAAGATAAATGGCAATAACAATCGGAATATTACCGTTAATTGTGTTTGTAATGGTATTATTAATAGTATCATATATTATAACAGATATTTAGGGGGACGAGTAAAGTTGACAAGACGACAAATAGAATTATTGATTGAAAGTATTAGTTATCATCAATTACATTTACAAAAAATGTATAGTCAAGTAACTAATGAAAAAGTATTAGAGAGATTAATTCATGAACATTTAGAATTATGTGAAATTTCAAGATTATTAATAGGTGTATTAGATGAATATGACAAGGAGGAATAATGGAAGAAGTAGATAAGAAAGTTTTATGTTACTATATATTATCATATCATGCAGGGCTAGTTGGTTTTGATGCAAGTATTCTAACTGATGGTGATGTGATTAAAAAAGTAAAAAGGTTGGAGCAATTATCATATGAAGATTTGTTAGAAATGTATGATATGTTGCATACAATGTTTATAGAGAAATTTGGATTTGGTGAGGATTTTTAGTAATGAATTATTGTTATGAATATGGTAGAAATTTGTTAATTTCTATTATAATTAAATTATATCAAGAATTAGAGGGTAAATTTACCGAAGAAGAAATAGAACATTGGACGGATGTTTTAAGTCTTAAAAATGATAATGAATTATTTATTGAATATGGCTTATGTTATGAATTAGTTTATCATAAATAAGGAGGACTTTTAATGTATCATTGTAAGCAATGTTTTAGAGAAATAACAAGTTATGAATATTATGCTAACAACCATTTGTGTGCTTACTGTAGTAGGTTTAAATATAAAAATATAAAAAGATTGCCAACTAACTACAAATTTAAATAATATAAAAGGGGTTTGAGAATATGTGTATATTTAAAGCAGAAAGAATAATAAAGGAAACATTATCAAAGGTACATTGTAGATTCATATCTATGAATCTAGAGGACGAATTATTGATAGTTAGGTTTATAGATATAAGAGGAGAATATCAAAAAGCTATATTACCTTATCGCTTTATGAGTGAGTATGAAATTGAAAATAAAGTTATGGAGAGTGTATTTTAAAATGACAGTAAAAGATTTAAAAGAAATATTAGAAGTTTTAATAGAAGATGATAAAGGACACTATAGTGTTTTTGTTGGCGACTCTATAGACGACCCTATTATTACCGTTACTCACTTTTTCGACGAAGTTAATATTAGTTCTAGTGATGATGAATAAGGTGGTGTATATATAATGTCAGATGATAGGTACGTAGCATTTGTTTTACTTTCTAGAAAAGTTGGACATGTCCTAGGGAATAAAGAACTATTCCCTAGTGATGTATTTAGTATATGCTATGATTATGTTTTTAGTGGTTGCAAGTCAAGAAGTGATTATGAGTATATGGTTAACTTCTTATTTGACCAACAAGATATTAGGGAGGAGTTATTAAAATGAGCGTATTAGAGCAAAGTTATAAATTAAGATTATATTGTTTATCAATAGAGAGAGTTTTTAGTGATGAATTTTTATTAAGTTTATCTTATGATATAGAAAATGATGAGGATAAAGATATTTATTTAGATATTTTAAACACAGAGTTTAGAGGAGAAATTCCCGAAAAATTTTTAGAGGAGTTATTAAAATGAATGAGAGATTTGTTTATAGAGCTATAATTACAATTGAGGAAATGGGAGAATTTACCCAAGCTTTAACTAAGTATATTCGCTATATGGTTTCAGATGAAACATTAAGGAAAAATAGAATTGAAATACAAGAAATGATTATGGAAGAACTCGCTGATGTAGAACTATGCTTGGAGAAGTTTAAAAAATACATGTGTATTAATGAGGAAGATTTAGCCTTGATAAAAGAATACAAAGAAAAAAGACTTAAGTAAGTGTAATATATAGGGGTAATAATTACCCCTACTACATACTTTATATTATGGGGGGATTTCATGAACGCTAAAAGACAATTAAGTGGGTTAAGAAGAGCAGATTTTTCAAAAAAGAATGATAAACAAAAAATCAAATATCTAGTAAACAAATACGAATTACTAGGTTATGCAATTCCAAGTTATTTACAAGGGAAAACACTTAGTAAAACTCAACTAAACCAAGCAATTAATAAAATCACTACGGGTTTAAATTCTGCTATTAAAAAAGAAGAAAAAGCAAGAAAAAAATATAAGAGTTCAATTGATTACCAATACAACCAAGTAATTAAAAAGTATAACAAAGAAATTGATATTACACTTCAAGCACTTGAAACAATGGGTCTACCAAAAATGCAAGTAGACTATTTAACAGGTAAAGATATATTTTTATCTTATTATGATAAGAAATCATTTTTCTATGATGGAGTACCGGTTCAGAAATTAGAGAATATAATTATTACGGATAATAAAACTAAAAGAGAAATGATTAAGAAATTCAAACAGGATATGAAACAAATAAAATTTGCTAATGTTTACAAAACATTAACAGATAGCACAGAAAATGATGCTTGGTTTGAAAATGAATTTATGTCATCACCAACTATACAGTTATCTTGTAAACCATACATTCAAGAAATGATAAGAGCAGAATATAATAGTTTATCACCATTGCAAAGAGATTTATGGATTAAAGAAGTTTTAAGAGAATTGTTAGATAGATACCCCGAAGATGGGATTGTCGGGAATGAAGAAAGAGTTGAAAGGGCAATTTATGAAGTAGTTACATCAAGTATACAAAAATATCATGGTTTAAAAGATATGAAAGGGGTATATGATTAATGGATTTAAATGAAAGGTTAAAAGCTATTAAAGAAAGAGGAATTATGAACTATATAAATAAAGCTAGAATATCATCTGAAGATGAGAAATCAGTTTTAAATTTTGCTTTTGATATAGAAGCTTGTGCAATAAATAATAAAAGTGAAATGTTAACTTATTCAATTGCTTTAATGAGTTGTGATAATGATAGTGATGTTTGCTACTGGTACAATAATGTTAGTAATTTTAATGACATGTTATTAAACACTAACTGTAAAGAGATAAATTTATTTGCCCATAACTGTTTATATGATGTTAAGCCTTTTATATTAGACTTTGTTTCAAGATATGGGAACAATCAAAAACAAGACGACATTTACACTAAAAAGCAATGGAACGAATTTGAAAAATGTTATGAAGTTTTAAACTATAGTAATACAGATAAGAAAAATAATAAGTTAAACCCGTTTGAATATAGGTTAGTTATGAAAGATGGTATTTTTTATAAATTAACTATTGCAAGTCCATATGGGAAAATAAACTTCTATGATACATTTAAGCTTACCCCTTTTAGTTTGAAAAAATGTTGCTCTGATTTTCTTGGGTTGAAATTGGGTAAAGATGGTTTAGATTATGATAAAGAAAGAACACTACAAGAAGAATTAACTGAAGAAGAAATGACCTACATTTATGAAGATGTTTATGGGCTAAGCTATCTAGTAAAGTTATTAAAGATAAATGGTATAGATTTAAACGGAGAAAAAGTGAGATACACTAAACTTACAAATTCGGGTCAAGCTTTAGCAAATTACAAACTAACAGTTTTAGAGGATTATTTAAACAAACAAAATAGTTTTACAGATACTTGTGTTTTTGACATGGTAGATAGTAAATTAATGAAAACAGAATTTTTCAAACTACAAGGTAAACAAGATGTACAAGAGAGCTTAAGCAATATAGTGTTTGAAGCATTATACCCTCAACAATCATACTTTGCAGATGCATGGCAAAGACATTCTTACTATGGTGGACTTTCGGCAGTTGAATTTGATAATGTGAAAAAGTTTAGTAAAAGAAAAAATAGAAATGGTGTAGTATTAGATGTTAATTCATTATATCCTTTTATAATGTCATCAAGACTATTACCATATGGCGACCCACAATATAGGGATGTACCTTATAAAAATATGAATGAACAATATAAAGAAACATATCCTTTATATATTCAAGATGTAGTTGTTTACGACCTACAAGTTAAAAAGAATAAGATGGCATTTTTACAAGTAAAGGACAATAAATATTTTAGTGGTAGAGAATGTTTAAAAAATAATATTAAAGATGGGAAAAAGATAACATTACATCTTAGATTAACAAATGTACTATTAGATTTGCTTTTTGAATGTTATCATGTGAAAGCATATAAGTTAAATGGTCATATGGCATTTAGAGGTACTAATAATTTATTCAAAAATTATATAGACTTTTGGTCTAAGATAAAGCAAGAAAATGAGGGGGCATTAAGGGCATTTGCTAAACTTATGCAAAACGGGTTATATGGTAAGTTTGGTATGGCAGGGGCTTCAGAAATAACTAATTTCATTAATGATGATGGTGTATTTACTATTGAACACACACACGAAATGATTACAAGCAATACAGTTTATCTACCTATGGCAACATTTATAACTAGTTGGGCAAAACAGTATTTAGTTCAAGCAATTAATAATAATTATGATAGATTTATGTACTGTGATACTGATTCACTCCACCTATATGGAACACTTGACCAAGTAAAAGGTGTTGAGATTGGAAAGAAGATTTACGGTTTATGGGACAATGAAATGTGCTTTGAAGATTTTAAGTATTTAGGATCAAAAAGATATGCAGAAAAGAATGTTAAAACCCATGAGTGGGAAATCAAATGCTGTGGATTAACTGATGAAATAATGAAAAAGTTAGATGATATTTCTGTTTTTGAAATGTGTGAGTATTCAGCAAAGGAATTAGCAAACATGGAATACTATAGTAAAGATGAGGACATTTATTATTATAAAGATAAAGAATGTACAAAAAAGATAAAAGGTTTAATAAAATCAAAGAAAAGTAAAATCATAAAAAATGGGACAATAATCCAAGAGCAACCATACATGATTAATAGTAATAATTATTTTGAAAGATAATAGATATTAAGCAATGAATAATTTGAATATATTGAGGAGAAATGTGAGTTTTTATGAAAATATTTTTTAATAGATTTTTAAGAAGCATAAAATACTTAATATTTGGTTTTAAATGTGAGGATTGCTTTAATTACAATATTGGCGATGGAATTGATGATATTAATGCTTGTGGAAATTGTAAAAATTTAAAGAAGTATCACAATAATAATTAATACGCAATTCAAAAATATAGTTATAGTGGGGGAATAAAAATGAGTAAAGTAATATTAAGAAAAGATAAATTAGGACAATTAAAAGAAAGAATAGTGTATGATGATTTTAACGAATATTGTGAAAAGAATGTGAAGTTCATACACTCAAGGGTATCACTAATTTATGGAAAATATAGAAGTGGATTTGATAGATTAAGATTAGATTATGACGATTGCTTTAGTATTGCATGTTTGAAATTAGCTAAAGTGTGGGATAAACTAGACTATGAAAAAAGTGGAGCAAATACTTTTGTTTCAACTATAGTGTTTAGAGAACTAGCATGTAAATTACGAGATAACGACAGAGTAACAAAAGTTAACGAGTTTGGGTCTGATTATTCTACAGATTTTATTTTACCGAATAACGGAGATAGCGAAAGAGAAAATATCCTAGAAAGATATACAGGAATAGATGATGAATACGACTTTGGTAGTTTACGAACTACAGTAGATGAAATAGTAAGTTGTGGCAATCAGTTCTATAATGTAATTCACAGAATAATTTTATATCAATTATCAGAGGGTAGGAGTTGTACAGAAATAGCTAAGTATTTAAATGACCACGGCTATAAATCAAAACAAGGTAAAAAATTCACAAGGGCAACAGTACATTTAAGAGTAGAATATATAAGAAATAAGATTAAAGAAAATAATTTAGAAGAAGAAATAAAAGATTTGCTAATAGACTAATAGTAATAAGGTTAACATTTTGTTAACCTTTTTTATTATTTTTCGTACAATATATTGAGTAGTTATTTAAAAGTTTAAATATAATACTTGCTTTTACGTGCAAAGGTGAAGAGCCTGTAAAGGTAATATTGTGATTTGCAACACTATTATATACATTTAAATAATTGCGTTTTTGTATTTTTATTAAGTCCTCTTAAAGGAGGGCTTTATTAAGAATATAACAAGGAGGTATAAACATGGAGTTTAAAACAATTGAAGAAGCTCAAGACTATATCAAGAAAATTGAAGATGAAAAGAAAAATTTAAATGATTTATTAGAAAATCAAAAAGTAGTTATGTCAGAAAAAGAAAAGAATATAACTTCACTTAATGATGAAATAAATCGTTTAAAAATAAAAAACTACGAATTATTTGAACAAATACCTGTTGCAGGTCAAACTAAAACAGATACGTCTTCTAAAAAGGACGATACTGAAATTGACATAAATTATATATTAAAGAATTTTGATTAAGGAGGAAATTTAACATGGCATTAGATAATGTTACGTTTACCAAAGCACTTGTTGGTGCTACAAGCCAAGAATTTAAGGACAGAATCGGTGAGGTTACTGCAAAAAATATGCATAAAGTTGGGGAGATTATTACAGATTATCCAACTGCAAAAAATGAGTTTGTAAATGTCCTTACAAACCAAGTTGCTAAACAAAGATTTTTTAGTAAGGCATATGAAAATCCTTATAAACTATTTAAAAAGGGAATGTTACCATACGGTAAGTCAATCGAATCTATATTTGTTGATATTGTTAAAGGTAAAGATAGGACAAGACAAACTGACGGAGGACAATTAGCAACTGATTTATTATCAAGACAAAACCCAAATGTTAAGGTTGAATATTATTCAGAAAATAAGCAAATGCAATATCAAGCAACTATATCAGATGAAGAACTAAAAGGGGCATTTAGAGAAGAAAATGGTTTAAGTAATTTAACATCTAGAATTTTACAAGCTCCACTTAACTCTGCTGAATATGATGACTTCTTATTAGTTAAACACGCACTTTCACACTTAAAAGGTGCAGAAGTTAAACTAGGAAAAACTGCTTACGATAAGTTGACTTTACAACAAAAAGCACAAAGTTTAGTTACTGCTATAAAATCTTATATCTTAAAGATGGGATTCTTATCAAATCAATATAATGGACAAGGGGTAATGACTTATTCAAAACCTCAAGACCTTGTTTGCTTTGTACCAACAGATTTATTAGCAGTTATGGACGTTCAATTATTGGCACAAGCATTTAACGTAAGTTACGACCAAATCAATTTACATGTATTACCTATAGATTATTTTGAAAGCTGTACAACTTCAGACGAGGGGTCAACTTACGAATATGCAGAAGATACAGAAACTCAATGTATAATCTGTGATAAAGAAGCATTACAAATTTGGGAAACTTTAAATTCATCTGAAACATTCAGAAACCCTCAAGCACTTTATACAAACGTATGGTTTAACAGATGGGGAATTGTTGCTAGTTGCAACTTCGTAAACTGTGTAAAATTCGTAGTAAAATAATATTAAAGGGGGTTATTCCCCTTTTTATTATATTAGGAGGATTAATTATGCCAAGAATTTCGAATGTTTTCTTTTGTAGTATTCCCGAACTTGACATTAATTATAACAATACCGTTAATTTTAATAATTCAACTAATCAAATAAACTGGTTTATGAGCAAAGCAAAATACTCAATGGTCGATTGTACTTATTTGAGAAAAGAAAGAAGTTTAACAATTGACAAGTATATAGATGAGTGTATGAATTATAATTATTGCATGTGGAACAATGGGACAAGGTGGGAATACTTTTTCATTATAAATAAAGAATATGTAACAGAAAATAGTACAAAGCTAACATTAAAGTTAGATGTACTACAAACTTATTACTTTGATATTAATTTTACTAAAATGGAAAGTTTTATCGAACGCGAACATTGTTATCGATTTGATAATAACGGTGATGTACAATTAGATAACTTACTAGAGCCAGAAGATATTGAAGTCGGTGAGTTAAAAGTTCAAGACATTACAACTGCTTACGACTATACAGATAAAGGTTGTTATTTCTTAACATCATCAACACGATTGGGGATGATAAATGGAGGATCGAGCGGTGGAACTTCAAGTAGTCAAACTACATTATACAAAGAGGGTTATGTTAGTGGTAATGGGCTTTGGTTTATTAAACAAGGTGAGGGTTTTTCTGCAACTCCTTACAACCTAGGTGATGGGACTTATACCATTGGTTATGGAACAACTAGCAAATATGACCCCGAACACTATGAACAACTTGCTCCGAGTTGTACAGAACAACAAGCTTCTGAAGTATTAGGGCAAAGTTTATATAGTAATTATTCAAAGTATGTGTATGATAGCTTTGTTAGGTACGGGTATGACATGAATAAGATGAAGCAAAATGAATTTGACGCGTTTGTTAGTTTTTACTATAACACAGGAAGCTTAACAAGTAAGACAATTTTTACTAAATATATAAATGGAGATAGTAAAGAAAGCATTGCAGAAGTTTGGAAAACTACTGTAATAATGCCCGGCTCACAATTCGAGGAGGGGTTACGAAATAGAAGAAAAGCAGAGGCAAATGTATTTTTAAATGCAGATTATAATTATAAAGCAATACCCGACTTAAACGGTGGAACTATAACAGACAACAACGGTATGGGTTATATACCTAGTCCTTACAACAGGCAAGAAGAAAGTACAAGCGAATTACGACAAAAAGTTGTTGCAAGTGCAAGAAAATTATTAGGTAAGCCATATGTGTATGGTGGAAATTATCCACCACTGGGGTCAGATAGCGGAACAGACTGCTCGGGGTTAATGCAATGGTCATACAACGATAATGGAATAAAAATATCACGAACAACTTATACACAAATTAAAGACGGTAAAGAAACAACTTTGGACAACCTAAAAATGGGTGATTTAGTATTCACTAGAGGTAATTCAGATAATGGGCATGTAGTTATGTTTATTTCTAAAAATGATGATGGATCAATTCATGTAATAGAAGCTAAACAAACTGGTACTAATATAATGGAAAATGATAGAACTCCAAATGCTGATTACCGATATAGGTCAATAATAAATGATTAGGGAGGTGGAATTATGGGAATCCAAACTGGTAACGATATAGAAAGTAGTATAATGGAGAATATTCCAGTAGGTCTTTATTACTACTGTATTCCTAGGAACAGAATTAATGAAGCAACTTATCTAGGGTTTGTAGATACTATACAAAGCTTAACTTATAATCCTTTTATAGAAATAAGCGACATGAACACAATAATAGAATGTAGTTTTGATGTAGATAGATACGGTACTCCAAAAGGTGGTATACCTAAATGTTACAGAATGTTATTTTTAGATACAATAGACAAACTATTAAAACAAATAAATGTATTTCCAAGTAATGACCTAACTATGGCTACCTTCGAGCCAAAACTATTCTGTTTTCCGTTTAGATATTTTATGATAACTGATTATATGAACAATCCATTAATAGTTAAACCCGAACTATGTGAAAATCATACATTAAAATTAAAAGTTAAAGCAACAAATGTGGCAATGGAAAGTAAATATAATCTTTATGTTGAGGGGTACAAGGGTGATTACAACGGTAACCTAAACGGTATGGTTAATAATAGCCCATTAATGCTACCCGTACTATCTTCTGCATATTCTCAATTCTTAGCGACAAGTTCAGCAAGTTTTCATCAAGGTAATATTAATGCAATGATGGAAAATGATTTAACACTAAAGCAAGGATTAGCAACAAATAAGTTAAATTACACACAAAATACTGTTGGTAATATAATGGGTGGTATTGGTAGCGGTATTGGCGCTATTGCAAGTATAGCTAGTGGAAATGTTGGTGGAGCAGTTGGTGGTGCAATGGGTATAGCACAAGCAGGAGTCAACCAATATTTTAACTATCTATCTAATAATTTAGCTAATAGTCAGCTAAGTGAAAGAAATAAATTGTCAAATTTTGAAGTTTCATCTATGGCAAATGCTAAAGTAACAGATTTAATAAACACTCCAAATTCTATTAAAACAAGTGGTAACGACACACTATTCAACTTGGTAAATAGTAATAGAAAAGTAGATATAATAGAATTTGGGTTAGATTTTAGATATAAGCATAGAATTCACGACTATTTTGTTAAATATGGGTATAAGGTTAACAAATGGGAAACTATTAATATAAATTCAAGAAAATACTTCAACTTCATTAAAACAAATACTTGTAATATTACAGGAGAAAAAATACCTCACGAATATCTTGAAGAAATAAAAGATATATTCAATCGTGGTTTAACAGTTTGGCATGTTGATAATGGTGCAGTTGTTGGTGAATATTCAGTAACACAAATACAAGGAAATACGGAGGTGTATAGCAATTGAGTAGAAATAAACATGAAATAGAAGCATTTAAAATTAAAAATTATAAAAGACTATACGACTATTATAAAATGTTAGCCCTAAATATGTTTACATGGGAGAATCTACCAGAAACTATGGATTCAAGATATATCGAAAATGCCCTTTACGAACACGGATTATGTTTAGTAAATGATGATAAAGACTTGGGTTTAATTTCAGTACCTTGCTCTTTCGGTGCTAACATGAATATAAACGGGGAAAGTACAGAAGTAATAACAAGTGGTTACAATTATATAAAAACTGTTAAATATATTAATAACGATAATTGTACACTGATCAGAAATAACGACCTAGCTAAACCAACTAGAGATTATATTGCTAACTATGCCGAAAGAATGTTAGAAGTTGAAATGTGTATTAGGGCAAACATCAATCAACAAAAGTTCCCGTGGTTTATAAATGCCTCTGAAAAAACTAAGAAGTCATTAGAATTAATATTTGATAAAGTTGAGAACTTTGAGCCTTTCATTTTAGCTAATAGAGAGATAATGGGAGAAAATCCTCTTGAAGTTTTAACTATGCCTACTCCATACGTAGCAGATAAGTTGAACGAATACAAATACGAACTTGAACGAGAAATTTTAAGTTTTTTATCTCTAAATAACAACTTTGAAAAGAAAGAAAGATTACTAACTGATGAAGTTAATTCTAATAATGACTTTATCCATACTAATGCAATGTTAATGTATAAAAATAGATTACAAGCATGTGAGCAAATTAATAAGAAGTTTGGACTAAATGTTAAAGTATTACCAAACAGAGAAATGATTAGTAAATATTATGTTGATGAGGAAAACGAGGAAAAAGAGGTGGAAGATAATGAGTAGTAAATATACCTTGAAACTTTATTACATTTATAAAGATAAAAGTTATAACTTATTTGACCAACCGTATAATTTATACAATAATGAACTAAAGCCTTACTTTGAAGAAAAATTCTTTCAACATTTTATGTTTCATGAAATAGGGTTTGACAATATCAACATCTTTAAACAACATCTAATTTCTACATTAAATGACATCTATCCAAAATATAAACAATTGTATGAAACAGAGATACGTTGCCAAAATATTGACTTCATGTTGAACAAAGATTTAAAAGAAAGTTATATAAGGAAACTGAACGGAGAAACAGAGGGAAATAGTCAAGCTACTTCTACTGCTAATAATACATCTACCAACAATGATTTATCAATTGCAAATGATACCCCACAGAACAAAATTGATGACCTTGACAAATATATGACATCTGCTAGTAAGTCAAATAGTAATTCAGTGAATAACTCTGAATCTACTGCAAACAATAGTGTGAGAAACACATCAAACAATACTGAAGAGTATGAACTAATTTCTCAAGGTAATATAGGTGTAACATCATCAGCTGAACTACTTGAAAAGTGGAGAGCGGTGTTAATTAATATAGATGAAATGATTTTTAAAGAACTTGAAAACTTATTCTTGTTTGTATATTAAGGAGGTAAAATTATGAGCGATATTGATATCAACAGAGTTCAACAAAACATTAAGGAATTACAAGATCAAAATGCTATTGACTTTCAACAATGGAAGAGATTAGGGCAAGAGATTGAAAGACTAGAGGGGAAAATAAAAACAAGTGATAACCATTTAAATTTACTAGTGAAGAAGATTAAAGCTGACTATGAAAAACTAAAGAAAGTAATAATTGACGAAAATATACAAGTTCAACTAAATAATAAAATTGAAGAGAATAAGCTTGAAATTAATAATAAAGTAAATAATGAAAGTTTTATTAATTTTGTTGATAAAACTAACACACATTTATTTAATATTGAGAATAAAAAAGCTGAAAAAACAGAGGTGGAAACATTAAAAAATAGAGTCAATAGCTTTACAAGTTTAAACGAGGGAAGCACTACTGGTGATGCTGAATTAATAGACGGTAGGAACACATTTTTTGGGACTACTGATGTTAATATAGGTGAGGCAATAAGAAAACAAATGAATGCCGTTTATAATGGGGTTTATAATTTACACTTACCTTGGGAACTAGGGGAAATGGATAGCGCAACGGGTGAAAATGGAAACACAGTAAACCCAACACAAATAAGAACTAATAATTTTATTCCTATACCTCTTAATGTTGATATAAAATTCGAGTTAACAACAGATGATAATTACTTTATTTTAAAGTATGATAGTAATAAAAAATATATAGGGTATGAGGGGATATATACAACTGGTATAAAAATTCTAAATACTGATTGTCCTTTTATAAAAATAGCAATGGCAAACCATGACTATAGTACAGGAGTAACTGTTGAAATGGGGTATAATTTAAAAGCATATTTTAATGTAAATTCTCTTAAAGATGTGGATTTTAATAATAATGGTAAAATTAGTAATTGCTATTTAGTATGCCAAGAACACTCTAAAAAGGTTTATGTGGATAGCTTCAATAAAACAATAACTTTCCCACCGTCATACATTTGCCTAAATAATAAATTATTAAAAGTTACTGAAGAGCAAATAATAAAATATTCATTCACAAATAATTTTAAATGGCTATATTTTAATAAGATTAGTGGGTTAATAGAATATACAGATTTTTATAAAGATGATGTAAATTATTATTTCTTAGGTTTATTCTATCCGGACATGCCTAATAACAGTATATGTAATTTTGAGTTTGTAGTTGATAGACCTTTAACGGCGGGTTTTTTAGGTGATAGTATAACATACGGACTGGGTGGTACAAGTTGGGTAACTAGAATAAGTGAATTATGTAACATTCCTAATGTATATAATTATGGAGTAAGTGGTAGTACAATAATAACAAATAATAAAGATGGGTTTATAGATAGAATACCAAATATGATTGCTGATTTAGATGTTATTGTTCTTTGGGGTGGGGTAAACGACTTTATGTGGACAAATCAAACTAAGGACGTTTTTAAATCTAATTTTGAAAAAGTAGTAAAAGCATTACTAGATAAATACCCAAAAGCTAAATTTTTAGGGTTAACCCCTATGAAATTTAAGTATACTGCTACTGCTGACGGTATACTAACAAGAGCATGGAATGAGGCTAATTCTCAAAGCGGAGTTTTGTTAAAAGACTATGTGGATGCTGAAATAGAAATATTTAATAAATATTCAATTGATTATAAAGATTTATTTAATGAGAGCGGTATTTCTTGCGAACACACTCATCAAGCTAATGAATACTTTGTAGGCGATGGTGATTTATTGCACCCTAACGAAAAAGGTAATTTAAAAATATTAGCCCCAAGAATAGCAAATAAAATAAACTCACTATTGTAAACTATATTTATTAAATAATCATACAATAAAGTGTGAAGTAAAATTTGCACTTTATTGTATAAAGGAGGAATTAACTTGATTAGAGGAATTAATGACGATATTTTAAGAAGAGTGTATGATTTTTCAGACATGACAAACGAAGAATTAAGATGTAAATTCTTTCAAAAGCTACAGGAATGTATTGAATTATGTAACAACACTAGTAATATACTTGAATGGTTAAAAAACGAGGGGTTAGAAGAAGAAGTAAATGAGTTGCTTAGTGTATGGTTAGAAGATGGGACTTTAAACGAAATAATAGATAGTAACTTAATAGATATAGTAAAAGGTGAATTAATGGAAGAGATTAATAATATTAAAATTGAAATTGAAAACATTAAAAAAGAAATTGAAGCATTAAAGAATAAGGGGGTTTAATTATGGAAGAAATAGTAAATGTAATATCAAACGTAGGGTTTCCAATCGCTTGTTGTGTTGTAATGTTTATAAATAACAGTAAGTTTACGGAAACACTAGGTAACCTAAATGTAACATTAAAGGAAATATGTACGCGTATGGATAACCTAGAAGATAAAATTAACAAATAACAGAAGCACCCTTGGGTGCTTTTGTTTTAAGGAGGTAAATATGGAATTTTATAATTATGATAAGATTTGCAGTTATAATGCTATATGGAATTTTGTATTAACAAATAGAGGATTTGGTAAAAGTTATGGATTAAAGAAAAGATGTATCAGAAATTTTCTTAAAAAAGGTGAGCAATTCATTTATTTAAGAAGATGGAAAACTGAACTTAAAGACAACGACAAATGGTTTGATGATATAAGAAAGGAATTCCCAAATAATGAACTAGAGTTTAAATTTGGAAAATTTTATGTAGATGGTAATATCGCAGGTTTCCCAGTTGCTCTAAGTGTATCGCAAAGATATAAATCAGTTGCTTATCCAAATGTTACAACGATAATGTTTGATGAATTTTTAGTTGACCGCAGTGCAGGTATGAGGTATATAACAAATGAAGTTGATGTTGCTTTGGACTTTTACGAAACAGTAGCAAGAACTAGAAACAATGTAAGAATGTATTTCTTAGGTAACAATATTTCAAGGGTAAATCCTTACTTTACTTATTTTAATATAAAAGTGAATGAGGGCGAAAGATTTACGTTGGCACGTGATGGTGAAATGGTTATAGAATATAGTACAAACGATGTGTTCATAGAAATGAAAAAAGAAACTAAATTCGGTAAACTTATTCGTAATACAAAATATAGTGATTATGCTATAGATAATAAATCATTAAGAGATAGTAACACATTTGTTGAGCAAATGAGTTTAAAACATTGTGATGAATACTTTGCAGTAGAGTACAAGGGTAAAAAATATATGATATGGGGCAACATTGTAAAAGATATACTTTATATAACAGACAAGCCTACCAAGACTGCTAGATGTTACTCTGTCTTAGCTTCTGACCACAACGACAACACATTTTTAAATAATAAGTATGTTGGTAACAGTTGCTTTAATAACTTAATAAGATATTTCCAATTTGGTAAAGTTAGATTTAAAACTATAGAAATAAAAATTGTTATGTATGATATGCTAAAAGACTTAGGTGTAAAATAAAAGGGTACACAGTTACGTGTACCCTAAATCTATATTTAAGAGGTGATGATGATGACTATTCGAGTGATTTAAGCATTCTTTCACTTACTACTAATCTGTATTTAACTTTCTTTAATACATTTAATCTTTTTTCTAATGTTTCTTTTACATATAATACACTATTTATCTTGTTGTCAAAAACATAATCACCAATTCCTGTTTCTAATAGGTCTGCTTTACTTTTTTCAAGTTTTTTAATGTCATGTTTTGCTGACTTTAAACTATCTTTAGATTGGATAATTTCATATTCAATTTTATCAATTAGTAAACCTAATAAATCAAGTTCTTCTGTCATGATTAACTACCCCTTTAAGCATTTAGTTTCTTGATTAACATCCCTGCGGTATCTTTGAAACTAAATTTAATATTTTGATTTTTGCATTCTTCTCTTAATTCTTCTAAACTCATATTGTCATAGTTGTTAGTTTGTTTGAATTTTGTTATTTCTATCTCTGTTACTACAACATTAGTATAGTTCTTCCAATTACCTTGTTCATCTTTAACACTTGTATAATCAAGTTGCCCCTCAACTATTACTCCTGCGCCAGTAACTAATATTTTTTCTAAGCTTTCAACTCTTTTCCCAAATAGTGTACAAGGAATGAAGTATGTTTTCTTTTTCTCACCATAACCTACTGTGTTAGCAATTGTGAACTTACCTACATAATTCCCGTTTGATAAAACTTTTACTTCCATGTCCTTTGTTAAGTTTCCGTTAATAAATACCTTATTCATAATTTAAATTCCCCTTTTCAAATAATTTTAATTTTCTTTACACTATATTGTATGATATTTATATCAATAGTGTTAATAATTTTATATAAATATTTTTTAAAAAATAGCAAGAAAAAAGAGCAACTATTTGTTGCCCTTAATTCTGCTTTAATTTTTGAGATGAATTGGATAAATTAAAAATACTAATAAATAAAACAAAGGATATAAAAATGTCTTGAAAGGTTACAATAACTAATAGCTAATAAGGATTATAATATATTGTACGTAAATTACTATTAATGTGTACAGTTTTTTAATATAAATTCTCTAAATACTTTATAATTCCCCTCTGCTAGTCCATTTTTATAACAGTATAGTTTGTACATTCTCCATAATTTATTATTCATTGTTACCACCTCGTATTATCTTTTAAATATTCTTTTCGCCAATTTTTATAAGTTTCCTGTGCTTGGACTATGTCTTTATAACCATACGCAGTTTTAATATAATTAATCGCGTCCCTAACTTCTACAGTTGCAAGGTAATTCGTATTCTCTATTTTCTTTATTCTTTTTAATCTTCATAATGTTAACCTCTTACAATTTGAAAATTTGATTTTGGGTATTTGCTCACTTGACCACTATCATTTACGACAAAATAATATTTTTCTGATTCATCTAATACAACATAATTACCATATGATTCAATTACTGTCTTTTTACCATTAAAGATAGATTTTTTAGCTCTCACTGTTTTGTGAACAATTGTTATTGGTGAATTATCTATTACTTCAAATCTATATGGTGGATAAACAAATAATTTACCGCTATCGTCTACAATTGTATACCCACGTTTTTCATTTAATTCAACATTGTACACTTTATCAATAGTTAAATATCTTCTCATTAAATAATTATCAACACATTTTACTTTCATTTTTAATTCCTCCTATAATGTCATAAATAATTGTTGTAACATATTCATTAATTTTGGTAATAGACTAATCATAACTCCAACACCAAAAACTGATAAAGCAATGTGTAAAACGAAGAATACACCTAAAAGAGTTTTAACCCATCTCCAATTTGTTAATGTATATAATACTTGTAATAATAATAACATAAAAATCACCCCACAATTATTTATAAAAATTTACTATTTCTTCAACTCTTGTTAATAGTGTTTCAAATTCTTGTGAATTTAACTCACTACATGCTTCGTTTAAAATATCAATTACTTCTGATTCATAATCTAATCTGTCCATTTTATTACCTCCTTTGATTTTAAAAGTATGAAACACTCATTAATAAATCATTATATATGTTAAAGTGAGGAAGCACATTTACTTCTGTACCATCATCTAATTTTACCACATTAAAATCATCAAATTTAAATTCATTAAAAGAATGCTTCATTATCATATCTTTAATTTGGGTTTCATTATATTCTGTTTCTTCCATAACCTCAAGGTCAATATAAAATCTAACTTCAATATTTGTTTTCATAGTATCATTCTCCTTTTTGTGTGTTTCTCTTTCAATTGCTTCTTCAGCATATGCAATGTCAGATTCTTGGAATAAATCATCGTTTAAATTTTCTACTTCTTCTACTAAAGATTCTTCAATGTTTTCTTCAACTTCTTCAAATTTGATTATGAATTTCTTTTCATTAATTTGAAATCTTCCCATTTTTTCTACTAATTCTTCATCGCTATAAGCTTTACCTTTCATAACCTAACAATAACCTTTATATTCAACTACTTCTACCATATCGTTAGCAAAAACAACTTTGAATGACTTCCTTTCTTCTACTAAATATTTAACCATTTCTCTAACTTCTTTCTTTAACATTTTAAACCATCTCCCTTTATTTTATTTTCGACATATTTTGTCGAATCCTGTATTTCATGTATTTCCCTTTCCATGATTTAATTATATAACATTTGTACAAGAAATGCAATACTTTTTGGATAAATATTTGAAAGAAAATATAGAAATATTTCGACAAATATATTCGACATTTATAACACCATAACACGAACATTAGGTGCTTATAAAAACACGAACATTCGGATTGATTTGTGGGGGGAACGTTCGGACGGTTGGCTTTCCCAGGGCCATTTTTTAGATCGGAAGAGCACACGTCTGAA